TATCAGTAAATCTCAATCTAGTTTCACCCTCAGCTTTTAAATACCAAAGATATCCACTTTGTCCATCTTCACTAGTAGTTTCAATCCAACCAACTTGAGAAGCATCAGATCCAGAAACGTGATACATATCTCTAATGATAACTGGTTTGTTTTCGAAAGATAAGAATGAAGGCTCATTAGCGGTAGTGTAAGGAGTATCAGATCCTTTCATCCACTCAGAACCAATTTTAAGAACGGTAACAGCACCTGCTGTCATACCAACATTTGTCGCGTGTGTACCTTCGTAAGGAAGAATAGTAACGGCATCAGTTGCAATGGCTGTAACTTTACCAACATAAGTTTGAGTTGAACATGCAACTAAACACGTATCACCGATTCTTAAACCGTGTGAACCAGCTACATAAGTACCTGTTGATGAAGCGTGCGCACCAATAGTAACAACAGAAGTTCCTATTACTAATGTACCTGTGTACGCTAAATGAAGTCTACCTTGTTCAGACCATACGACTCTATCAGAGCTCATAGCCTCTTCAGCTCCTACTTGTGAAAGAAATCCTGAAACAGTTCTGTTTCCAAAAACTTCAGCCTCTTTCTCCATAAGATCTGGTAAATATTGTTGTTCCCAACCTGTTGCACCGTCAGTAAAGTCGATGTAATTAGTTGACAACGCTTGTTGTATTGGGTTTGGCACGCTATTCAGCGAGCCCCCAGCAGTAATTGGCATATTTTAATTTTTTTTAAATTGTTATTTATTTTTTATTTTTAATTTTAAACTTAAAATCAGAAGAATTATCTCCTAGCACTTTGAACTTCATACCACCTGCTTCAATTTGCCCATGACTTTGCCTTGGATTCATATCTACATTTTTGGCTTTAGCAACGCTATCTTTCATAGCATCAGCTTTTCCTTGTTCGTAAAAGTGCTTTGCAACAGCGTCTGCATTCATTGCTGTATATAAAGATTTATGATAACCCCTAGCGTCTGTTAAAGCAGATTTTTTATCCAAAAACTTTTTGGTAAAATTGTTTAAATCACTCTGAGTATTTTTAACCTCTTCAGCATTGTTTACGTTAAATCTGTATTTTTTATCACCGACGTTATATTCAAAACCTTTGAACTTGTCATTAAAAACCTGATTGGTTTTTTGTGTAAAAATTTCACTATTAGTTTTAACTGTTTTTTGAGTTGCTTCTGACTCTTTGTTGTATCTATTAAAGAAATCAATTGCTTTCTGTTGCTCACCCGTAAGTTTGCTACCAGCTTTAATTTCTTCATAGTATTTAGACTTTTGCCCGTCTAAGTGGCTTTTAGCGTTGGCAACTTGCTCTTTTAACGCTAATTTTTTTCTTCGTATATCTCTATCTTCGTCAACTTCTTCGTCAAAAGAGAATTGATCTTCCATAAGGAAGTTAATTTCTTCATTATTCAAATGAGGTTTTGTCTGCTTATAGTACTCGTATAATAGATCTTGATCCGCTAGTTTACTGTAATCTTGATTAAGCTTTACATAGTCATTTAAATCTCCACCAGTTTCTTCCATAAAGTCCATTAACTTTTGGATATTTTCTGGTATTGGTTCACCGGTGGCCTCAGCCTTGGCAACAGCTTCTTCTATTTGCTCCTCTACTTCAGCAACTTCTTCTTCTGTAGAATCTTCAGTTATTTCTTCTAATACTGGAGTTTCTTGTGCTTCTGCTTCCGGTTGTACTTCTTCTTGTTTTTCTGTGGACTCGGCATTTTCAAGCTTTGCAACCACTCCGCTGTCGTCAGCGTTATCTGTTTTAGTTTCATTTTCTTCTGGTTTTTTTAAATCAACCTTAGTAATTTCTTCCACTGGTTGAGATGGTTTGTTAAGATCAACTTTAATAACATTATCTTCTGATGTTTCAAACTTTTTCTTTGCTGGTTTTTTAACTTTTAATTTATCCACGGTATTATCTACCACTGGCCCTTCTTCTATTTTTTCTTCCATAATATAATATAATAATAATTAATAATTCTAACTAGGGTCAAAACTACCTAAATCAAATCCCCCACCTAGTATATCATTACCTGCGGACTCAAAGTTTTTAGGCGCTTTACCACTATTTCTTTGTTCAATCATTTCAGATTGTTGTGTAGCTTGTATTTTTGTTCTTTCGTCTTTACGATCTTCTTTTTCTTTTTCTCTACTTTTTAAACCATCCACTTCAATACCTTTTAATTGCATGTTGTATTGAAACTCTAGTTCCATTAGTTCTTTTTTCATTTGAACCTCATGCTCCATTTTTTTTGATTGCAATTCAGCTTTAATTTTTTCTAACTCAGCTTGACTTTGTGTTATAGCTTGATTTTTTTGAACTTCAGCTTGAGAAGCTGCTTGCGCAGATTCTGTATTAGATTTTGTTTGCGCTTGTATATTTTGCATTTGAACCTTTTGATCTCTCTCTTGTTTCTTTTTTCTTCTTATTTTTAGCATTTGATTTGCTAATTTTATATTTTTATAATCTCTAAGATCAATCGCGTCTTCTAACTCTATACTCTGCTGCTGTATTGCCATTTGTATATTGTTCTCTAATATAGCTTTTTCTTCTTCATCTGGTATTAAATCTAAAAATATACCAAAATCATACAAGTGTAATTCAGACATTTCCTTTAATGTTGCCACATTATTAACTCCTATTGCTTGAATAAAAGCATCTTTAGTTGGAGAGTATTCTATTACATCTGATATTCTAAGAGATAAACACTCTGCAATTTCTGCTGTTAAAAATAAACCAGAATTTAATATGTGTCTAGTTGCTGTATTTGAATTTGCTGCTGCTAGTTTTTGTATTCCTACTAAAGCGTTTTTATCTGGCATACTACCGTCTCTAGCCTCGTTAAGCCCAGTCACATCTCTAATCATTTGCATGTAGTAATTATAATTACCTATAAGAGCTTGCATTTTGTTACCACCAGAACCCGATGTTATTTCTTGAATAGGCACTTTACCTGGGTTTTGATCACCGTCTTGAGTAAAAGATCTACCAATAACAGATCCAGTTTGGAAGAACATATTTAAAGCTTCTTGTGGGTTATAATTAGTACCGTTACCTAAATCAACTTCAGCCAAACCATCAGCATCTAAATAAACACCATCCGGAACCATACGTGATAATACTTGTTGTAGTTTTAAATGTGTTAATTGAATCATATCAGCAAAACCAGTAATTCTCTTTACCAATGAATCAATTTTACCATTATACATTCTAGGCGCAACAATAGCATAATTCATTTTAACCTTAGTGTAATCACTTTTTGGTCGCATCATGTTTTTAGCCATTTCCCATTTAATAAGTTTGTCAGAGCCAAGTATCATAGCACCATCATAAAGACACTCTATAGATCTCAACATTCTAGTATAACCTCCCTCCATATCTTCAGGTGGATTAAAACTATCATCTTTAGGTATAATTTTATTAGCGCCTGTACTTGTTTCTTTTACCTTGTAAACCTCATTCATATAAGTTTTATAATTGAAATATAAAACTTGAACACTGTTATTATCACCTTCTATATGCTTTGAACTATACCCCGCTTTATTATCGTGCTTTGTTTTTGATATATCTTCAAGATCACTTTCAGACAAATGTGGGAATTGTTTTGCTAATTCATTTATTGGAATATTTTTAACCTCACCAACATAATATATATCTTCAAAATACGGCGAGTCGCTATAAGAATAAACTAAATTAGCCGGATCAACATAGTCAATAACAACTCCCTCAGAAGTATTGAAAGAAGTTTTTACAGCTCCAATACCTAGAACTGTTAAATCGTAATAAAATCTTTTCTTTATTAATTCGTAATTATTTCCTTCGAATAAAGTTTTTAAAGCTTGTTCTTCAGCTATTTCTACAGCTTGCTTATAAGTTAACTGCATATATAACTCTGCCTCTTCTACGGTTTCTGGAAGAGGGACATCATGGTTAGATTTTCTTAAATCCATACCAAAAGAAGCTGCGATTTCATTGATACCTTTAGATTTTATATCAGATAACATATTTTCAGCAAACTTTGTTCTTTTTTGTAATCCATGAGGGTCTTGAGAATAAGCTTTTATATCATACATTCTTTCAGCTATACCATTAACAACTATATCTACGAACTTAGCTATTACTGGTACTGGTTTCCAGTCTAAATTAAGATAGGACAAATCACCATTTATAGATAACTCATCCTTATATTTTTGAATAGATTGCTCGCCTCTAGCATACAATCTTAAATTATGAAAATCGTTGTGGTTAGATCTATATTTATTAGAACCTCTATCGTTATTAAACCACTCGTGTTGTATTGCTTTACCTACTTTTAAGCCATAATCGTAACTTAGCTTTTCAGCATCACTTACGGTTTGACTCGGAAAATAATTTTGCATGCCAGACTCTGCCATATTTATTATTTGATTATTTGTGAATTAGTTCCAGAGTTTTTGTACTTGGAAACATTTATGTTTAATTTAGGTTTTTCAACCTTCGCGTTTGGAGCATACAAATGTCTATTGTTTGCCATTATTGCTAAACCAGAACTTATCGTTGCGTCAAACTTTGTTCTTTTATTTATATCGAACCTACTCCAATCATTTAATAAGTCATTAAAGTATAAGTCTCCAAACGTTCCATCTTGTCTCATGCCAACGTGGTCTTGAATGTACATTTCAATTGCAGCCGCATGAGCTTGTTTTATATCTTCTGAAGAATTAGGTATTCCACCTACTTCTTTCTCCGCTACAGATAATTTGTTCCACACTTTATCTGGTCGATTCATAGAAAATCCTCTATATCCTCTTCTTCTTAAATAGTATAATAGTCTTGGTTTATTATTCTCTGCAAGTATCGGCATTCCATAAAATACTAATGCCATTAAAACGTCTTCAAAGAATATCTCTGCCGTAGGTGGTCTTGATAAGTATTCTAAAAAGAAACTATTGGCCGGCGCGTCTTCCATGCTAAATCTGGTAAGCCCATGCAAAGCACCTTTAGAACCTTCTCCATCTACGGTCCCCGATATATCATACGAGTCACAACCAAACGCACCCATATGTTCGTTACCAGGATATTTTATACCATTTTTAAGTACCACTCTATTTTGTAATTGCTGAGGTGGAACCCAGCTAACTTTAAATCTACCTTTTGGATCTGGATAGAATATCACTTGAGAATCTTTAATACCATTCACCCATTGAAAATTACCTGTTGTAATTCCTAGGGTTCTAGACATCTCTTCATTGTAATCTATCTGCTCGTATATTTTCACTAAGTTAAATATACTATTTTTTGTCTCGTCTCTAAAAGCGTGCTCTGTTGTTCTTGGAAACTGACGGTAAAACTCATTTAAAGCATCTTGATCATCTTTTAAACCATCTACTTCGTTTTGCCAGTTATCTATTACACCTACATCTATTAGTTCACCGTCTGGGGCGAGGACATCGATATCAGGAGTAGTGAAAACTGGAATTCCGTACTCGTCAATAAATCCTTCGTAGTTCCATTCCATTGGGATGAACAGAGAGTATAAACCAGACTTTGTTTGACCATTTCTATTTCGCTTTGTGACATCGCTTGCATTGTATAATTTTTTAAAGTTATCACCTCCTTTATCTAAAGCGTTTGATGTTGAACCCATCATACACTTACCAACGATCCTACTACCTAATCTTAAACATGTTTTTGTAACTCTCCAGTTGTTTAATATATTATCAGGTCTTTCCCATTTACCACTTTCATCATGTACTAATAAAGCTAATTTCTCACCATCATAACTATTATCTCCTGTATTTTTCCAATCAATAGTTGTATCTAACCCCTGTATGTCTTCCAGCTTTTCATTAGCTGTAATTTTTTTCCTTGTAAATTTACTAGCTGGTACTCTATACGCCAACTCTGATTTTGGTCTATCCATACCATCTTGGACAGGTTTGAAAAAGAAAGGATAGTTTATGCTTATCGGCACTACTTTATCAGTAAACATCTTCTTAGCATCTGCACCTGTTTTAGATAGTATACCATATCTACTATCACTCGCAAGAGTGGCTAAATTAACTGTTTCTGCAGATGACATGAACGAAAACCCTGATCTTCTGTTCTTTAGGTAACACATACCATAACATCTTTTATCTGCTTTGCACGCTTCCCAGAATATAAAGAATAATCTATTTGCCTCTCTAAAATCTGGAGCTCCAACATCTATCTTGCTCCACTGCAAGTACATATAGTGAGTACCAGGTATCCAAGTTGACTTACCATTATTAGTAAACCAAAACCCCTCATCTCTTCTTTTAAATTCTTCGTCTATGTAATCGTACCATTGTTCTTTTTGGTCTTCAGGGTACGACCTCCAATCAAATATATTTTTTAAACGCTCTAAATCTTTTGGTTGTTCAAATTTTACCCATTTGTTTTTGGGGTGCATGTACACTCCTTTTGGTTCCAACGGCAAGCCAATTCGCAAGCCTTGGATTTCAACCACTTCACCGATTTTTCCAGTTTTTGAGATAATAACGACATCGTGTTCTTTATCATAGCCATATTTCCATTTTTTAGATTTATTAAGACGACTAATAGTTGTCTTTTTAATAGGTTCTATTATTTTAACTAAATTTTGCTCGTACATTACTTAGATCTACCTTCTGCGAATCCTTTAAAGACTTTTTCCTTTCTCTCTTCAGGTGTTTTGCCCTCAAGTAGTTGTTCTTCTTCTTGGATTCTGTTAAGTATTTCGAATGCGTCAAATATAGCTAGTTTTTTAGTAGCCGCGGCATTCTTAAGTCTATCTGCTGTTATATCATCCCCACTATCAACTATAGCTTCTTTAGCAACTTTAATCAGTTCTTCAACCGCTTTATGCCCAGCTTGGATTATACTCTTCTTCGTCTCCTTGATATTCATATTTGATTGTAATAAAATTAGATAAAACTCGATATAGTCTTTCGCCATCAACGATAAACTCGTATTCACTACTTGGTATAAAACCAACTAGTTCATTAACCTCAACTGTACCATCTGAATATTTAACAATACCTTGTAGTGGTTTTTCGGATTCAATATTAAATTGATCCATTGCCTTTAACGGTTTTACAAAGCAATAGCCCTCTGGAGCTATCCATTTGTTTTTTCTTTTGTATAAAAAAATTTGATCTGAAGCTATAAAATAAGTTGATTCATTAAAATAGCTTTTACTGTTCTTTTCTACACCTTTAACATTATGCCATCTTCTAAAAACATTGTGATGTACTATAACTGTATCACCTGCTTGTATGTCAGTATGTCCCACCATTGGGGTTGATATAACTGTTGCTTCCCTGTTAACATATTGATGATTAAAAATTTCAGTGTTTAATATCAACTCTCCACCATCTAACTTTTTAGTATTGTTATATCTTTGTCCTTTTGGTGTTACAACAAAGTTGTAAACACTTTTCATTAATATTCGAGATTATATTCTACAGATACCGCCATGTTTTTATTAAAGTCTTTCCAGGGTAATACATCTTTGTTTTTTTTGATATATACAGAAAACTTGTCATCTTCTTCTATTATATCACAGATAGTATGACCGCCATATACTTCTTGTCCTACGGCATAGTGCATAGCGTCATTCTTATAATCTTTACCAATACTAATCTTTCTTATCAGCTTTGCCATTTTCTTTTGGATAATTGATTACACCGTCTTGAATGTTAATATCGAATGTACCATAATCTTTTTCAAACTCAGTCTGTAATAAAGTTAATTCGTCTCTAAGGCCAGCGATATTATGCATCATCTCATGTTTTTTTAATTCCATAGATCCTATTTCTAATTGAGCTCTATTTATACTATTTACAGTGTCTTGAACTTTTTTCAACTGTTCATCAGTTATTTTCTCAGGTTTAATACCTTTAAGTTCTTTAATTTTTGCGTTTGTTCCTTTTGCCATTTTATTTAATTTAAGTTAATTTAATTTGTTTTATTTATTCTCCAAAATACACTATAACCCCACCATCAGCATCTGCCTCTGGAGTTATACTAGTCCATCTACCATAAATAGTTGATCCTGCAGAAAATTTAGCACCACTTATCGCTAACCCACCATCACCATGGTCGGTAGCATTAGTAGACGCGTGGTCTTGCTCGTGTGCTGTTACCGCTGTATTAGCATACATAGCTGGATCTTCAGCAACTAGTGCCGTTGGTGTGTTGTCCTGTATAAAGTATATAGCTACAATAACTTTATTCGCTGGAGGTGTTACCGCTGAGGCAGCGTCGCAATATGCTGATCCTGTTATAGAACCAATCCAATCATTTTTTACCATTCCCATAATTTTATTTTTTTACTTTTTCTAGTGATCTACCGCCGAAATAGGCACCGATCACGGTTATTAATACTAATTGAAGTAAATCAACCCATGATGATTTTACTTCGAAATTTATTGCACCAGCATCAATAAATATTAATAGCATGGTGCATACTATTAAAAAAATCATTACTAATGGTCGAACATTTTTGCTTAACCATGAATCTGATTTTAAATCGGCTTCCCATCTGCTTGTGATGTTTTTCTCCATCTCAGCTTGGTAGTTAGCCATTAATTCTTTTATTTTTCTTTCTGCTTCGAGCTTTTCTTCTTTAGATGTGTGTAGATTATCTACGACACTACCTATGCCTTTTACGAGGTCAGCGGCACCTCCAGATAACAATCCACCTAACATTTGCAAGTTCTTTTAGATTTACCACATTTTTTACAATTTTGTGTATAACCTCTTTTGCCTTTAGCTTTTTTCTTATAACCTCCTATTCCTGGCATATTATCTGTCTTTATCTTTAATCATATCATCTATAGCTTTGTTGTAAACTTTATCTGTATATGATTTATTTTTATAAAATACACTTCTTTCTGAAGTGGGTAAGTCTTCCTCACCTAATAGGATTCTATATATCCTACTAATCATTTGAGAGCATTTCCAAGAAGTTTTAAATACAGAGTACATTATCGTCGTGCGATTCCTGTGTCTCCAAGTTTCTATCCAACCTTCTCTTTTTAATCTCTCCCATCTTGCTTTATCCCACGAATATGTATAAACTCCGTTGATAAAATCGTTTCGTGTAAATCTTCCTTTACAATCTAAATAAATTAATAATTCTAAGTCTGCGTCTTTTAACCCGTAAGTCTTACAGACCCACTTTCTAGTGAGCCTGTAATACTTAAGGATATTCATTTCACGCAAATCTTGCGCGGTTAATCTCAATGTTTAACTATTAAGATAGTGCTGTTGCAATTGTTATTGAAGCACATGCTGTTATACCACTATCTACATATGTAGCGGTAATTGTTTCATCAGCAGACGCTGAAGACGTTAAGTATGTCGTAGTAACATCATCAGCTACAACAATAAGTCCATCTTGATATAATCTGTTAGAATTTATTGCTTGCACTATAGTTTGAATTGCTTGTTTTACTTTACCTTGAGTGCATGTTAAAACTACACTATCAGAAATAACAACCTCATTGTCCGATCCACCTTGATCGTTATACATACTTTCGAAGAAAATAGTTAACGCTGTAGTAGACGTTGGTACCATTGCTGTAATTTGTCTAGCAGGTAAAAATAACGAATCATCAATCCCATCATCGGAATCTTGATCAGTTTGTTTCCTGAAATAAAGATATTTGTCTATTATCATTTTTTTAATTTTTAATATTTATAATTTAGTTAACTATTAGCTGTTCGCTCCAAATACATTCATACCATCATCTGCTATTCCAGTGATATCAGGGTGAATATATTGTGCTGCTACAGTTTCGTTAGCATAGTTTGTAGTTACATCATCTGCTACAACTATAAAACCATCTGAATGTGGTCCACCGTTAATCGCTCTAATAATCTCAGATATAGCCGCTTTGTGTCGATGTGTTGTTACTGATAGCGCTATACTATCTTTTAACACCTCTTCAGCGTCTCCTTGAGTAAATGCGTTTTTAACACTCTTAAACCAGATTGTTATTAACGTGTCTGATGAAGGGGCTATACCAACTATCCTACTAGCCGGTATACATATTGACGTTGGGTTGATGTTTGATGAAGCACCATCTCCATCATCATTATCCTCATCAGCTATTGCTCTAAAGTATAAATACCTTTCCATTGCTTGCATAATTTTTTGTTTTTGTTAATTAATAATTTGTTTTTGTTTTTAGGATTTTGGTTTTAGGATTTTGGTTTGGGTTAATCTACTAGAACAACGTCACCATCACGAATAACTCTATAAAGAGTATCCTTCCATGATATGTCGTGTCCAGCATGTTTATCGTAATATATCGTATCTCCATCTTCTAGTCCTTCAACTAAATGTCCACACGATATTATTTTTGCTTTTATATAACGGTTGTCTTGATCAGTCTCGTCTGTCATGATCAATCCAGCAACCTTTTTGGGTTCTGTCTTTATTTTATCTACTATTATATATCTATTGATTGCTTTCATTTGTTCTCATATTTGAAATTACACAATCTGCAGATATTATTGTTGATACTACACTCACTGCATTTTTGAGCGCAGACTTAGTAACAAGCACTGGATCGATTATTCCGGATTCGATCATATTAACAGCTTTCCCTGTTACAACGTCTACACCTTCGCCCTCAACTTCTTCGTAGTCTGGATAATCTATACCAGCATTATCTAATATAGTATAGAAAGGGGATTGAATAGCCTTAAGTAGTATCTCTTCACCTACCGCTTTAGCGGGGATTTTTTGAGACGCATCCATTAGTGCGATTCCACCACCAGGCACTATCCCTTCTTTCAAAGCAGCTTTTGTAGCGTATATCGCATCTTCTATTCTATCTTTCTTTTCTTTGAGTTCAACTTTAGAATCAGCACCTACTTTCACCATTCCAACAGAACCAGATAGCATAGCCAACCTTTCTCTATGTTTCTTTTGTATAAACGGGTTTTTCTCCCATTTATCTATAGTTTTCTTAATACTCTCAATTCTTTCTTCCATTTCATCCTCTGGAGTGTCTATAGTCAATACTGTGTTTCTATCATCAGTTATTGCTGAGTACGCTTGACCTAAGCAATCTACATCTATAAGATCTAAATCATCCCCTAATTGCTCGTTAATAACCTTAGCGCCAACAAGAAACGCTAAGTCAGCTACAGTATCCTCTTTAGTGGGACCAAAGCCTGGTAAGTCAACTATATTAACTTTTATATTACCTTTTACCTTGTTCATAAGAAGAGCGGCTTTCACTTGTTGGTCAACTGGAGCGACAATCAAAAGAGGTCGCTTAGTTTTTATAACATGCTCTAATACTGTTTGTATTTTTCTTATGTTTGGTATTTCTGAAGATACTATTAATACTAACGGGTTGTCAAGCTCACATATCTGCTTGTCCTTATCAGTAACAAAATGTGGAGATGTGAGTCCTGAATCTATCTGAACTCCGTCAACCACTTCAACGTATGTTTCTTCAGTTGGGGACTCTTCCATTAATACCACACCATCTTTACCTACTTTAGTATAAGCTTCTGCTATAATCTTTCCTAGTTCCGCATCATTATTGCAACTTATTGAACTAACAGATTCGAGCATATCGCCTTCGATCTTGACAGAAATCTTATCTAGGTAATTATTTACCTTTTTAAGACCGGATTTTATCCCGTCTTTAATTTCTCTAATAGTAGCATCACTACTATTTACTTCTTTTAGCAGTGCTTCAGCAAGGACGGTAGCTGTAGTAGTACCGTCACCTGCTTCTCTCACTGTATTTCTAGCAGCTTCTTTAATAAGGGTAGCCCCCATATTTTCAACCGGGTCAAATAAGACAACTGATTCTGCTACAGTTACTCCGTCTTTTGTTATTACCGGTAAACCTCTAGCATCTTCGTAAATTACACACTTACCAGATGCTCCTAAGGTTGATTTTACTGCTTTAGCTAGCTTTTCAACGCCAGCTACTACTTTTTTATTAGCAATATCGCCAAAACTCACGTCTTTGACAATCTCGCTTGGTTGATTGTATTCCATGTATTAAATTAAATTTGATTAAATTGTGTTCTATTCGAACGTTTTTACAACCTTTGGGCCTTTTGTAGCCTCTAATTTGTCTGCAAAGTGCTTAACACTGCCATTTATTGCAGTTTCCGCTCCTTCTATTGTTTCTCTACGCGTAACATCTTGCCATGTATCCTCTTTATCGGGATTTAAGCACTCTGTTTGGTAAAATCCATTAGGTAATTGGGTAATTCGCCAGTTTTTCTTCTCAGCGAGGTGTTTCCAGTGTTTAATGGTTGTTTCATTCGGTTTAATGTTGCCAGTTGAACTGGTCTTATAATACAAATAAGTCATTTTGGTTTTATTTTTGGTTAATAACTTGGTTTAGGGTCTTTCCCTATGTTCTTTTCATTATCTTTGTGCTAAAGCCTTCTCTCTTCGTTCCTTTACCATCATTTCCTCTATTTGCTTTAACTGACTTGAATCTACGATCTTTGTGGTCGTAGTCTTTTCCTTTGATATCTTTACCTTCTTTTATGGCTTTTCTCCTTTTTACTTGGTTTTCAGCTTTCTTCTTACGTCTATCCGCTGTCATCGCCGCTTTTTTATCACGAATAGCTTTTGCTCGCTTAGCGGTTGGAGATAGTTTCTGTTTCATACTAAGTATGATCACATAGTAAAGAAGTAATTTACACTATGACAATAGCCTACTACTCTCTATCTCTACTAACCTATCTCTACTCCTAGATATTACCCTAGTAATATCCTTAGGGAGGAGAATGTGACACTAGCCTGTTATTAGTATATATTAACAACCTAATGTCACATAAAAATGTTATAAATATAGAAGTATAGTGTTGCCCCTACCCTATTGATACCCAGTCCGTTACAAAAATCGAAAATCATTTGGCCCACGGGGCCCTCTTTTAACTCATTTACCTCCAATGTTTTACCTTTTGCTATTTAAACGAACACATCACATACTATTTTTTTTTATCACATTATTCTACATATTGTCGTTTTGTCATGTCATTTAGTCACACACATTATACAAACTAAATACGATATCATTTGGATAATATATATGTAAACAGCAACACAATACAACTCGTCGTTGAGCAGCATTTAGCGAGTATAAACAATACGAATGGCAATACTAATTAACATATGTAATTCAATTCACATATGTGAACAGTGAGCGGCAGAGCTATATCTGCTAACTAATAATATCAACAAAACAATTTACATACTTTTACAATGTAAATACGAGACAAACTGGATAATATAAATAGATAAATAATTAATAACTAAATAAATAAATAAAATTATGTCAAAATTAAATGTAGTTGAAGAACTTAAAACTAAAAGATTTGTAATTAGAAAATCATTAATTGGTAAAAATGTAGTAATATCTTTTACAAATAAAAAACAAGAAAATGTTTCTTATAATCATGATGAAGTGTATAATGCACATTCTGAGAAATTTGAACAAATGAATTGTTTTCAAAAATACAAAAGTTATACTAACACA